CAAGCATTGCCGATTTTAAGTCCTTCAGTGCCATGATGGCGCAATGGACGACAGTATCTGTACTGGTAGGTCGGAATTTATCCTCGTACCAGTCAGGCAACTTAACTTTCGTATAGCGTTGTTTATGACCTGCCTTTTCGGCATAACCGTAGTCCAAGTATGTTATTGGATGTCCGGAGATCATAACAATCCCTGTTTGCATTTCAGGGTCGGGAATGACTTTGTCACTCTCGAGTGAGCGCGTAAAGTAGTTGATTAAGGCTTGTTCTTCATCTTCATAGTTGAAGTGAACAGAAGCGCGGTGTATCTCAGCCTTTTGGCATAATTGATACACTTTGCGCGCCGCCATGTTTCCACAGCAGTACTGCTCAGAAAGAACCATTTTCTCGATTCTTCTCTTTATGACCCTCGGTAACTTATCCCATGGGATCAAGATACCTGTAGCTCTCTGAAAATCAAAGAGTGAGGGCCAAGTGATTGGTGATTGGTCAGACGTATGGAATGGAACGTGATTCTTAATATACATCTTACCTGCAAATTCTGTGAGGTTACCCTCATAGGACTTGTGTAGAGACAGAGGTATTTTCCTCTTATTCATATCTCGGATGTATGCGTTTCGCAATTTCTTCGACATGATCACTACATCATCACCTAACACAGCATATGGACTATGTCCATAGCCAAGTGAGAAGGCGAGACTCTCAAGGTAAAGATTATGCGTTATCGCTAACAACATAAAGGAAGGTAGGGTCCCTAAGGGTTGCCCTACTGACCACGATGACAATTGACCATCATTATTCCACTTTGCTCTTGAGCATTCCTGGAAAAGGTCCCAAGATTGTTTTACGATCTCGGTCTCTTTGCCTATAATCAACTCATTGACAAGAAACTCTCCCCATGAGCTCGGGAGATTGTCAGTAGCCTGAGATAGATCGACACTTCCGATATACAGGTTAGGGTTGGTAACCCTATTAGTAATCTGTAGGTCGAACCTCTTTTGATTAAATGTCGCGTCCTTTGGCAAACGTGAAACCACGCTCTTCAGGGCTTGGTAGACCGGAGTCATACCCATTTGAAGGAACCTATTAGGAACCGCAATTGGTCGACGCTTAACAGTTCCTTTCTTAGGAATATGGTGTATGTTACCAACATACATTCCAGAAAGGAAAGAAAGAGGTTTCGAAGGCCTTACTAATCCATTAAGCATTCTATCCCAGAAATGAGATAGATGCGGATTAAGCAAGCTAACTACGAAGTTGATAGACTTCGGTGTTAGGGCAGGATTCTCTGTCCAACCGCCGCTGTCAGCATATAGCTGAAGGGACAACAAATCCCACAGATCGACTTCTAACGAGTTTGACTCTCGATCGAAATCTTTATACATTTCAGGCAATGGTTCTTTCGAAACAATTGCTTCCTGTATTTCAGTATCTGCCAGAGGAGGTTGATTAAATCTCTTCTGCCAACGCTCGATGTATAGCACATATTCTCTATACGTGTGATTCCTCAAGAAGAGGACGTAAGGCTCAGTCTTTCTCGTGACTGGCATCACTCTTGCGCGGTGCCACTCCTTTTTCGGCATGATCGGTCCATTGATCATGCTTACCCATGCACGTAAGTGTTTAGGGACTTGAGTGTCAGCAGGAACTTCGCTGAGATAGCGATGTTGGTCGTTTGCAGACTGTTCCACTGTTACTAAGGGCTCGTTGAGCCCGACGTACAATTTGAGAAAGTTTAGTACGTATGCTGGATGTGAATCCAGGTAACTGAACAGCTTCCTTAACCACCCGTTCTTTCGAACAGGCATTTGGGACATATATAGATCGATCTTTACTACTCGATCTTTATCTGCACGATACTGCATTGCAATAGTTCGCATTTTGGAGAAGATTTCTCCTGCGAACTTCAATCCATTGTGCTTTGCCAGATAACGATACTTCGATAGATAATACCTTTTCAGGTTCTTATCAAGAGGTATCGAGTCTAGTATGACATGATTTACTTTAGGTAATGTCATAGACATTCCTCCTTTCGTCCTACGGGTTCGACCCCGCGGTATGATAGGCCAGTAGAAACTGACATACAGTTATCGGCAATCACTGTGCACTAACGCATATCTTTACTGCGTCGGTTAAGTTCCACAAAACGCTCTTCAAAACGAGCGAATGTGTTTAGAGCCTTATTGGCCTCATCTACGGGAGTTCTGCCTTCAGCAACGCTTAGGGCTAGAGCCTCGAGGAACTTTTCTGTAGCATTCTCGAACATAATACCACCTCCAATTAGCATTTCCAATAAATGGAAGTCTTCTAGGTGTAGGTATAGTTCTTGAGCGTGTGCGCGTGCACGGATTGCAGGAAGCCCCACTGCTGTG